CTAGGAAGATATACCTCCAAGCACACATTGCCAAAGATACGTTCATCATTATGGTATCGAACTTTGTTCAGCCAGATGTCACCTGATTTAATACCATGTAGCAAGGCTTTCTTGCACGCCTTCGTAGCCTGAATCCACCAGTCCTCTGTGATGTTGACGCATCGCTTGACCCAAGGCAGCTCTGCTCGTGGAGCGAGAATAAAGTCAACGATATCGGGGTGGTTAAGATCGCAATGCAGCACAATCGCACCATTACGGTAGGTGCCACCACGGCGAAGAATTTCATTCATTACTGAATAGATTTTACCGAAACTGACTGGTCCACTTGCTACCAGTTCATCTTCTCCCTTCTTAGTTACTGTTCCTGCAGCTCTAAGCTTCGAGAGGTGAATAGCAACGCCTGCTCCATTACGAAGGGCGTGACTAGCAAACCTCCAGCTCGCCTCGATCCCCTCTTTACCCTCCATGCTGTCCTCAACGGACATACATGTGCAGCTCACAGGCAATCGACCTTCAGGTTCATCCAACCATGACTGGACGCGACCTGTTCGTGAGATAAGTTTTTCGTTCATGTTAAATCGTTTAAAATAGGTGGTGCATAGTTAGGTCCTTTCAAGACCTTCCCATCTTCTCGATAGATAGGCTTACCATCCTCTCCAAGTTTGGATAGGTTGGATTGATGTACTCTTTTCATAGCTGTATCTAGATCCCAATCTTGGGATGCAGCCATCTGATAACAGACATATACAAGGTCTGCTAATTCTTTAAGTTGGTTCTCTACTGGCTCTTCGGAGACAGCATGAAGAAACTCCTCATACTCTTCAGCGATCAAAGATAGCTGGGTCCCCATCTGATTCAGTCCATTCGGGATAGAATACGCTTGGCGGAATTCCAAAGCCTCGTCGAGAAGACTCCTGCAGGTGATGTAATTCATTCTCTAGGTAGTGGATTGCTTTTTTTAAGTCTTTTTGTGCGTCGTCTTTATAACCAGCTCGCACTATGTATTTAATTGCACACCCTAAGTGGTAGTTGAGTTCTTGGTCTCGTATAAAGTCCCACGTTTCCACGGAACCTCGGGTGTAGTAGGTGGGTGATTCGGCCATTGTTGTACTAGGTTTGATACGGTATTGCACAGAGCAAAGTTCTGTCGTTGTAGTGCCATTAGCAGTGTGATAATGTCATCCTTATTGGCACGTGGGAGAAGATCTGTCATTCGTCTGAGTTTCAGATCTTGCTCCATTGTTAAATCAACTATTGGTGGTGGCGGGACTCCATAGGATGGGTCGCTGTTCGGTGAAATCATATTCATCTTTAGTAAGGATCTTTGCAAGGCGTGCATTCATTAGTGCTACGTCTTCTCCGAGATCCTTCTCAGCAAACGCATCAACTATTGTCTTCCAGTTATATCCATTCTTAGTGAATAGATCTGCTGCACGTTTCAAGCCTATGCCTGGAACGCCGCTGTAACCATCAGTTTGATCGCCTGCTAGTGTTTGTAGGTAATGCCACTCAAGACCCTCTTGTGGGTCCACTACGGTGGTCTCAGACATGTTATATAGCTTGCCAGGAATCTGTTTCATATCCTTATCTGGTGAGACAATGATATTACCTGGATATTGGGTAGCATAAATTCCCATTGCATCATCAGCTTCAAGAGTTGGCATCTTGATTACTTCGTAGTAATTGCCCAATTCCCTGATGACACGTTTATAGCCACACGGCTTCTTACGATTTCGGTGACCTTTATATGCCTCAAAAATTTCTTTCCGAAAATTCTGCGAGTCACTAAAGAATAGAATGAACTCAGTGTCATCCCACAGGAACTCTTGTTTAATCTTACCTAAGTCACGCTTGACTGCGCTCATAGCATCGCTGAACTTACTGGTGACTACGATGACATCGTCACCCCAATCAACCTCTGTCTCAGCAGCTGCACAGCACTTATAAACAATGTAGTCAGCGTCAATGAGTAGTTTCATTAGTGGACCTCCGCCCAGTTTGCTCCTGTTTGAGCTTCTGCACCGAGAGGGCAGCGGACTCGATAGTATTCTCCAGCCTCTGCAGCGCTAAGTACCAGGGATGTTGATAGATCTTTTGCGTGCTCTGGGGCACACTCGAATTGTAATTCGTCATGTATAAATGCAAGCTGAGAACAACAAAGCTTCAGCTCTTGTATGTGTTGGTGATTAATAACCATCCAGCGTTTTGCGATCACGCCGGCTGATGATTGTAGAAGGTAGTTGAGTGCCTTGAAAGGTTTATCTACCGGAACTTTCCGACCATCGATCGACCTAATGAACCCCTCTTCCGCTTTCGTTTTAACAGCTTCAAGAAGTTGACCATAGCCCGGAATGGCTTCAATAAACGCTTCACGAATCTCTTTCCCCTTCGCTTTTTTCTTGTTCGTGGAAAGGCTTTCATCAAATGTTGTTCCAATTTTTTCATCTCCCGCTCCGTAAAGCATTGCGTATTGAACCGTTTTGACTTGCCGTCTCGAAATTCCAATCTTATCTGCATTGACTTGATGTATGTCTCCATTCAGCAAAGTGTCCTGATAGTAAGAATCATAACGTGATAAATAGTGAGCTAACATTCTTAGCTCGATGCCACTTAAGTCAGCACCGACCATTACTAGACCAGGTGATGCAGTGAATAACTTGCGGAACTCTAAGTCGCTACTAACTTGGGCAAGATTAGGATTACGGTGACTACACCTAAAGGTAGAAGTAGTGACACTACAGTGATGGTGAATCCTCTCATCACTCGTAACAAGCTTCAACCATGCGTTCTGCCCTTCGGCAAGCATCCCAAGCTTCTTTGTCAAATCTAGAATCTTGTAGCATAAAAGCGCAAACTCTGTCCCGATCTCCTTGAGAACGGGTTCGTCGATAATCGGCTTCTGAGTTGCTGTTAGTAGTTTCGGTTTCCATTTGTAATGTGTCTTGAGTATCCAAGCAATGTGATCCCTACTTGTAGGGTTAAATTCTTTTAGCTTTGTGAAAGGCGCTCCGGCCACATAGCCTTGTGTTTTGTTATTTCTTTTCGGAGTGAATTCCGATGCTTTGACTTGAGGGTGCCTGTTTCGTAGTAGTTCAACAGTCTCTTCCAACTCTTTTTGGAGAGACGATGCAAGCTCCCATGCAGCTCTCTCATTAAATCGCCATCCATGTTCCTCCTGTGTTTGTAATAGTTCTGCTACCTGATGCTCTAACGAGACCCAGTCAGGTATGGCTGGAAATGTTTCCATAGTTTGGTGGTTACGTTTACGTCTTGGACCATGTAGTCCTGTAGTTCTTGGCTCCACACCTTCCAGTCCGCAGTCTTGCCGAACTCTCCTTTGTATTCTCCTAAGCGATAGCCGTAAGATTCAAGGCTGTGTCTACCATATAGTTGTAATGGCATGTTCTTCCATTTCTTCCTGTGATCTAGATTTAAGATGTCAGGGTGATACAACCTACTAAGAAGAAGAGTATCAAGAATAAGCTTAGGCTGCTCAAACCAGCCGTATAACTTACGGAGAACAGCGCAGTCGAAATTAATAATGTTGTGACCAATAATAGAGTCCGCATCCATGAGCATCTGCACAGCACGCGAAATCGGTTCTTGATCACCTTCGTCATTAAAGACTTGCGTCTTTTGAGTGTCGAGATCATAAATACCAATACAATGGATTTGGGTGCAAGCACTTACAAACCCATCAGTTTCAATGTCAAATACTAGATTCAATTGTGCTTCCAAACATAGGTCTTATCTACAAACTGAGCACGTTTGATTGCCTCAGCAGTAGGTGGGTTAGGACGCTTTAGATATGCGTCTTGTTCTGCTTTAAAAATCTGTTGTTGCATCGAAGTCTTTCGTACTTTCATGTTCAATAAATTTACAAGTGGACAGGTTATATTCCAGTTCGCAGGCAGGGCCTACTTCTCCTGAATATCTGTTCTTAAGGACTCTGACAGTCGTTTTGCTAGATCCACGCTCTGATTGCTGATTCCGCTCAAGTGCGATAACGCCGTCACTGAGTTGTGCAATTGCTGCGCTACCACGTAGCTGGCCGAGAGTAACTCTTGCTCCCTCCTCATGATTCTGATCTCCAGATGTACGTTTTAAGTGTGATACCAAGAACATTGCTATTCCTGTTCGTTCGACTAGTGATCGCAAGCGAGTCATAGTGACATCGATCATGCGACGTTCGTCTCCATCTAATCCACTAAGTAGAATAGATAAGTGGTCTAAGAAGATGACCTTTACATCTAATCCCTGTGCTAGGTATTCAATCCTGTTATATAAAACGTCAGGATCGAAAGAACCAAAGCCATCGTAGAGATAAAGATTCCAGCCTGCCATTGTGGACTTAAAGGCTTTCTCAAGTTCTTCATGTGTTTGTTCTCCGAGGTGTAGTGATTTACCTACAGCATCAGACATCAGTCCTAAAGCTGTACGTCTGTTTGATTCCTCAAGAGCCAAGTAACCGACCCGTTCTCCTTTTTGTAGAAGATGAGTTGCCAATGCGCGACAGACGGACGACTTACCAATTCCAGATCCTGAAGTGATTGAAATAAGCTCGCCATACCTGATCCCGTGCAATTTATCTTGGAGGCCTGTCCATGGGTAATCATGATCTGATGGTGGTGATGGTGTTGTTACTAAATCGAATAAGTCTTTGCCTGAGACGATGCCATCTGGACGATAATCTTTTGCATCCCAAATAGCGCGACGAATCGCTTCAGAGTCATTGGCAATGAGGGCGTCTGACGCATCTTTGTAATCATCCGAGAGCGATGCGATCTTGCACTTGCCAGGTGGCAGGACGCTGCACGCTTCCTCCGTTGCCTTACGGCCTGCGTCGTCGTTATCGAAGAACAGGACAACCGTTTCATAGCCTTGTAGCCATTGAAGATTGCGCTGCACTGATTTCTTGGCTGCCGCTGCCCCGCTTGGTAGTGAAACCATGGGCCAACCCGGCATGGCTTGACTACAGCTCGCTGCATCAAGTTCGCCTTCAGTGATAACAACGCGCTTTCCAGTTGATGGGAATAAATTCTGTCCGAAGAACGTGCCAGGTGTTTCGCCTTCATAGGTAAATGTTTTGTCCTTAGTTTTAAGCTTTGCTCCTTTTAAAATCCCGTCTTCTGTGAAGTAGTGGAACCTCAGTGTGGAACCATCTTTGAAGATCTTAAAGTGTTGGCATGTTTTTTCAGACAGCTTCCGTTTCTGCAGCGATACCGCTGAGCCCTTTAGTTGTGCTGTTTGTGTCATTAAATGTGTTATATCTGGTTCTCCATCTGTACCTGTATGGTGCTGACAAACAAAGCAGTGAGTGTGCCCATCTGTGTATAGGCTATTGCCATCAGATGAACCGCACTCATTGCAGGGTATGTGCATTACAAATTCAGACGAACCAGTCAATGGGGATGTTTGTGAAACTTGTCCACCGAATACCGAGTTTGTCACAGTATTGCGCGTATGTTGTCTTTGATTTCTTGCTAATTCTATTAAATGGGTTCTGGAACACCATCCTGATATCTAGTTCGGGATTCTGCTCCACAACATTTCTAATTTTACGTCTGTCTTCACTATCCCAATAGCCTTTGCACTCCAGATATATCCCATTCGGAAGTAGGAAATCAGGAGTATAATTGTGCATAATTGTGTAAGGAACCTTAGTAGATTCATACTCATATTTAACACCTAGGTTAACCATTAGGTCAGCTACTTTTTCTTCAAGCCCTGACCGGAATGCCATTAGAAGTCTGTATCCTCTTCAGTAGTATCGGCTGGTGGTGCAACGTTAGGCTCACTTGCTTTAAAGCCCTTCGTCTTACCAAACAATGCAGATACATCGTCAGCTGATAAGTCTCCTGTATCCACTCCAGCTTCGCTGTTAAGGGACACAATCTGTGCTCCGACTAGCTTTAGTGTTGTGCCATAAGTAACGCCATCCTTGAGGATGTAGGGCTTCTGATAGAAAGCTACCTTTACTTGGCTGCCGGAGAATAGTGGAGTGTTTTCATTGGTGATGTGAGTACCTTCTGTATCAACTACAGCAGGCTTCGTCTCATCCTTCCAACTAAACTTGATCTTGTATTGGCCGTCAGTGACCTCTTCCCAAGGCTCAGGCTTACAGACTGAACGCTTAGGATTCTTGAGTTTTGATTCTGCCCACTTGATTGTATCGACACGATCCTCTTCCAGTTGATCAATGATGTTTTGACCTACTAGACAGGACAGTGAGTATCCAAACTTTGAGGGTTTTAGTACAGCCTGGTAACCTTCAAGGATTACAGGCTCGTCTGTTTTGATGATGTTGCGTGGCATTAAGAGAAAAAATAGGTTGATTCAATGACATCGGAGGGTTCAAGGTCTCCAATCATTGGCGGTTGTTCTTCGGCTCCGATTTGTGCTGCCCATGAAGCCAGATAGTTGTTATCTGCAAAGATCTTCATGTACACCTCTCGTACTACAGTGGACAGACTGCCCATATCTGTAGCGCGACACAAGACGGAGTCATGTATCAGTGTGATTGGTGCATCGAAACGTGCCACTGTGTAGTGGAGGATGGATGCATCCAGTGAATGAATAAGATTAGGTGAAGTAGCATTCTTATGGTGGTTAATATCTACCGTGTCAGTCTCATCGACTGCTACGTTGACACGAATCCGTCCCATAAGTTGTAGGTTGACTTGTTCAGTCTTAACCTTCATAAACCGTTGAGTAACGACAAAGCCTGATGGTGTGACCCATTGCAGCTCAGTTGCCCCACGTTTAATAGCTTTAGCGACCTCAGTCTCTATCCATTTCATTACAGCTAGAGGTCCAGGAAACAGCTTATGCATTGCATCTCGCAAGGCATGAGTGATAGCTGTGACATCTTCTTTAGAAGGATCTAAGCCCTTCTCTTTCAATGCATCTTTTACATAGCCCCAATTTGACTTGAACTTGGCGTTGTATGGCACTGTCATCACGAGGCGTTTTGCCACGGATCTGTCTACATACTGTCTATATTCAGGTGGGATATCGTTCATAGCTAATTCAGCTACCGAGCGATATGCATCTTGAGGTGTATCTGATGGCAGGACATTAACCATCTTGGCTGTTGATTTATCCTTGGCTAGTCCACATAGGATCTGTAATCCAGAGCAGCTTGCGTCTACGGCAACAGGCAGTGATGTCCAATTCCTGTTTTGTTCGATAACGCAATCGTAGTATTCTCTACATGCTGCCATGAATTGCCATGGCTCATCAATTTTCTCCCAATCCCCAATGTTTCCGATGGGATCAAGAGCGACACGAGTGATAAGAGGGTAGTTATCTAATACCCAATCTTGTCTCTCTTGCATGGACTTCTTGTCTTGTCCTGCAGTCGTTGCAACTTGGAAAGCTAACCATCCCTCTGCTTCCTCTGTCATATAGGCAGGCTCAGCAAAGAGTAATAAACTCTTACCAAAGTCAGTATCGTGAGGCGTTAAGTAGGCGGGAATGCAATATGCTCTCCCGCGGTAATCCAGCGACCAGGGTAAGAAGAATCGTTCTCTATTCTTGAATCGCTTAACTGCCTCCATAATCTTCCGAGTTCTAACACTCTTTTGAGCGTTGTCATTCATCTTGTTATGCCACTCAGCCTTCGCCCTTCTATAACTCATACGTGAGTCATCGTTGGTATCGATGTCTGGTGGTTTAGGAGGTTCGGTCTCCCTCCATAAAGGAATGAACTTATCTACTGTGATTCCTTGTGAGTACAAGGTTTCAGCTACCTCAACTACATGATGGTTAACCGTATAGGCTACCTTCTGTATCTTGTTGAGGAAGGTGTAGATCTGTTCTCCCTGTATAGTGTGGTCATCAGACCTACGAACCATGTCATGACCTCGCATGACCTCATTGAGTAAGTAACCTCCAGGATGTTGAGGTGACCAGTCATTAGGCTCAATCAACATCGGCCAGGCTTCAGGACTGAATAACTCAGCGTTAGCCATTACCTCATCCTTGATCTTTAAGAAGTCAGGTGTAGGTGCAACTATTGTTTGATAAGGTCTACCTGTTGTTAATTTAACTTTCGTAAACCAACCACTGGATTGCATAACACAGTCAAGCAACCATGTACCTAGTTTAACTCTGTTTTTAGCACCCCAATTGTCCCACTTCTTTACGTTATAGCGGTTCATCAATGTTTGAATGATGGTGACCTTTTGAGTGGTACCGCAGGACTTGTGCCAATAGTTCTCTTTGAGTTTATGGAGTAGTCCGGGAGCCTCACGTTCATAGTGAGCTATTTGACATTCATTCTCAATAGCTTGACCTATGCACTCAGCAACCTTAGCTAAGTGTGAAGCATTTTGATCCTTACTAAAGACACGGTCGAATATAACCTTACAAGTAATAGCGGCACAGGCTAGTGCATCTAATTGAGTTAGATACTGTTGTATCTCTTTGAAGTGTCTGCCGTTATCTCCTTTCTTGATTCGTTGGAATGCAGTTTCTTCAATACGGGCGACCACTCTAGGCAGAAGACTGTCAATAGAAGCGATGCCATAAATACTCGCAGAAGCATAGCTTTTCTCTTCTAGTCGTTGTGTGTTCTTACGAAGGTTCTTTAGTCCTTGTGCAATAGCTTCTCTTTCAAGCTCGATCTGTTCGTCGATCTTGTCCCAGAATCTCATTTGTTCATTCGACGCTGTTCGTTCAGTTCGTTTTGTAGGCTTCTCTTGTAATATTCCAGATCTCGTTCTCCTAATCCTCCGTTTTCTATCAAGTCCTTGAGGTCTGCAATCCTCTTCCTTCTGTTCTGCATTCGTCTCATAATTGAACTCAAAAGTACCTCCGTTGGTGAATATGAAAAAAGGCCTAAGTGTTACTTAGACCCAGTAGTATTAATTAGATAGTGCTTATTAGATGAGCGATCTAAAAATTAATACTTGAGATAGCCTCTTTACGGGCATTATCTGTGACCTTCGCATAACGAAGTGTCGTCTCTATTTTCTTATGACCCATCAGGTCCATTAACACTCTGATTGGTACGCCATCTTCAATCGCCCAGGTGGCAAATGAATGCCTAAGGCAGTGAAATACCATGTATGACTCAAGTCCTGAGTCACGTACAGCTTTCTTGAAGTAATGGAGGACTGAGCCATCTGCAGTCCATTGGTCTCCAAAGATAGATACATCCTTAGGGATACCATCGCAGCGTTGCTCTAACATCGGGCGCAATGTAGTGTGAATAGGAACCGTTCGCCAATCACCAGTCTTGGTATTGAACTTTGGTCTACCACCGATATAGATAAGGTTGTTATCTAAATCGATATCACGTACTGCGACCTTGAGACATTCGCCACGTCGAGCACCAGTTAATGCAGCAAAACGTACAAGTTCAGGTAACCCTGTCTTATTCGTGTGTGCACAAATTAGCTCAATATCTTCCTTGTTAAAGAAGAATGGACGACCTGCATATTCTTTGAATGTAGGTCTACGTGGAAGGTTCATGTCTAACTCTTCCTCATCTACTGCATGGGACAATACAGTTCCAACAGCAGATAGTTTGCGGTTGAGTGTTGCTTCCTCATACTCGTATTGGTCGAGTAAGTAATCGACAAAACCTTTTAAGGTCTTGCGGGTGATCTCATTACATGGTGAAGTTGCTCCATAGTATTCAGTGAAATGTCTGGTGTTGATACCAGGTTGTGCCCTTTCTTTACCCTTCCAGGTCTTTCGAGTCCTGAAACAGTAGTCAACGGCGTCTTGCCAAAGCATTGATATGCTCCTTGATACGGTGGATTAGCTCATCACCTTTAGGCGTGAGCATGAACATCTGTCTCCGTCTGTTAGTAGGGTCTGGATACTTATGGATGAGTCCTAGACCTTTCTTTTTGAGACGGTGATGGATGCTAAGCCAATCGGAATTACGACTGGCTGATGCAGTCGAGAAGCCCAAATCTTCCTCTAGCGCTTGCTTATGACAGGGATTGTGTGAGGCAATGTAGAGGAACATCTGAACTACTTGCCCAGGTATCTCTCTATCGAGAGTGAGCAACTCGTTCTGCATGGCGAGTACAACCGCCACGGAGTCGTCTGTTAGTTCTCGTTTGAGAGGGTCTGACACGTGGAAGCTGTATCTCTACAACAATTATACCACAGTGGATGTGAATACAGTGTGAATGTATCCACGCATCCCACATCGAGTAGGAGTAGAGACCTATATACAAATGAAACGATTATCGTTATTGATATTATGAGTCTACATTTTTACATTTAGGGTCCAAATCAAGCACGAACTTTGTAACGGCTTGCTCAATTAAGGCAATAAGTGTTGTGTCTTTAGTAACAGCATGTACTTTCAAGGCACGATGCAAATCGTCGGGCAATATACACGTAACACGCTTAGGCAATGGTCCCAATCGAACACGATTTTATTATACATGCTCAATCGTCATGTAAATACATCTGCTCCCATGAACTAATAAGTGCATTTTCTTCTGGTGTTAGCTCAGTTTTGATGGGATCTCCATAGGCGAGGTATTCAGCCCATTCGAAAGCGTCCATGTTCTCCATGTCTTGCATTGTTGTGCGGTAGTAGTCAGTCATCATCGGTAAATTCGTCCTTGTGTGCGACATAGTGGATAGCATCTTCTGTTGCGATGGTTAATTCAGTGTTTTCTTGTTGCATTAGCTCGTGAATCTTGCGTTCTGCACTGGCTCGTTGCTTGTAAATATGCTCTTTTACCTTCTTCGTGTCCTTGTTTTGTTCACGAATGATGCACATTACAGAGCTAGGTATCTCCCAGCCGCCAACTCTCCATTCAAAGAACTCATCGAACGCAATAGGTTCAAAGAATTCTGCAGGTGCTTTGGATATGGCGACAAGATTATTAGGAAAATAACTCTTACGCTTTGCCTTTGACTTTTTGGTGTCACCACTCATCTTTAATCCTCACGTTTATAAGTTTTGATTTTCTGTCCTCTGACAGTTCAAGCGCAGAATATGCAGCTTGCATTGAATCCTCGGCAAGTAAGTACCAAGTTTCGCCACTCAGTGTGACTTCGTATTCTTTGAGCATTGTTATTCGAAACAGTATTTAAGGACAAGTTCAGTGACTTGTTTATCAGACAAATTACGAGCAGCTATGTTTGCTTCTAATTCTGCATGTTGATGGGCATGCGGATAATCTTTAACAAAAGCTTTGTCGTGAGGTGTTGCATAATCCATCGTCGTCATTACAGACAACACGGGACCACGATTACAAGCTTGAACAACATGAATAGCTTCATGCCTAATCGTGTCACCTAACGCATTGTAATCTTCATGGTTTTCCAGACAAATAGTCATCGTATCTGTCTTAAGTGAGTATGAACCATAGGCGTGCTTACATGCTTCACCTACGAAACTGATTGTTGTCCCAGTCTCATGTACGATTGACAGGACTGGATTAGATAAGATATAAGTTTTCAGTTCATTGGCTTGAACTGGTATAGCTAACGCTGAAAGTGCAACTAGTGCGATGGACTGTTTGAACATAAATGTTGGAGTGGATAGGTGGTTTACTTGAACTTGTTGGTGAGCTCTCGTTTTTGCTCCTTGGCTTTTTTGTTGTACTTCTCCCTGAGTTTTTTCAGGTAGATGGTGATGGCTGAGAATTGCATGGTTGCGTCCTTGAGTTACTAGTGTGAATAGTGTGAATGCACAAAAAAAAAGTATAAAATAGAAGGGCAAAGTTGCCCCTCTACTTAACGCTTTCCATAGTATTTAGAGGTGATTCGATTAGAGCGTTGCCAGATAATAGCAGTGGAAAATAACCCTACCATCCCTACGATTGCGAGGATGATAGTGGATTCAGAAGGGACAAACATTAGTTATTTAAAGTGGAAAGACAGGCGTAGAAATACTCATGAGAGTAGAACTTAAACTTACGATTACGTATGTGAAATGTATTCAATCTATCGTAAACCCAAGAGTTAGGTGCATTAGGGACAAACATAGTGATTAATTAGAGTGGTACTGCATGAATTCTTGAAGAGTTAAATACTCTTCATCGATATCACATTCCTCAATTA